ATGCATTAACTGTTGAACCAATTGCAGAGACGAGGCGTGTTCCAGCACCAACTGCAGTAAATGTTACTGGTGTTCCAGCAACAACTGTAGCGGTGATAAGAAGTGCTTCGTTGTTTGTAACAGTTGAGGTATCTGCAACGCTTACTACGTTATCAGATGGAACCTTAACTGTGAATGGTGAGGCTGCAGTACCTGCGCCAGAAATTTCTGTTGTTACGTCTACAGAAACGGTATTGGCACTTGCAGGTGTCACTACGAGTGTGCTCAGTGTCATGGCTGCAACCATGCCAAGAGCGATCTTCTTAAATGAATTCATTTTTTCTCCTTTGTTATTCATTTTGTTTTTTATAGTAAATTAAATCTACCCAAATAGTCTTCGACTTCTTTCGGAATAGGTTTATATTGTATCACGTTCTCAGGGAGCGTGTCAACTCTACGGGGCTGTCCACGATAAGTATGAACCTCAACTTCAAGGTTTTGATCTCTGGGTGTATGAGAAATAGCACCAAAAATAGAACCACATACAGCGTCTGCGAGGTCCTTAGATTTTTTACGAGGATGGTCCACCCTATCATTTTTCATTATTTTTAATTCAGTAAGTTCTTCAAACAATAACTCAATTGCAGGCATTGCAAGTCTTTGTTCATATACCAACATCGCCATATCTTCATAATGTTTTTTGGCTACTGATACTGTTTCTGTTTTTATACCCACCGCCTGCAATTCGTTTTGAATATCAAATGATTGCCATCGGTCAAATGTTACTAGGCCTATATTAAAGCCAACCCTTCTTAAATTTTGTATCCATTGTTTTACTTCAGATAGGTTAACTGGACCCTCTACTTTAGGCTCCCACCACGCAACGGCATCTACAACAACTATTGGAGATATCTGTTCATAATCTTTAATTACTTGAACATTTACCCATTTTTCAACATGTGCAATTGCAATCGCACACTTGTCGTGTTTTTGTGCAAGGTCAGCGTGAACATAATAAACCTTTTCTGGATCTGGCTTAAAATTTTCTTCAAATCTTCTAAATAAATCTAATGGATTTCTTAATGTCATACATGCTCTTACTTTGTCTGCTTGTTTAAAGAATGCATCAGACGCAAATGTTGGAACACAGGCAAAACGCATCATAGCATCGCCAAGATCTGTCATAAAAGCAATTTTAAAATCATCAATCTTACGAGTAGGATTTACTTCCCATGTTGGCCTTTTAAGTGCGAAAACTCCAGGATATTTATAAGATTGAATATGGTCTTCATCCCAAGATATCTCAAACCAATTATCCTTATCATCTTCTGGCAACAAGGGGTTAATAATAAACCTATGTGTTTTTGTAACTACTTCTTTATCAGCAATTACTGCTTCATACCGCTCAGAAATAAAGTCACCGTTATAGCGGGGAAACGATAGAAGAACTACCTTGCCAAGGTCTGGGAAACGAGAGTCTACTGATCCACGGAATGCTTTATAGATGTTGTCTGCAGTCTTTCCCTGCTCATTTCCAGTTCCGACTTCAGTAGCAAATCCAGAAATCTCATCAAGAACTGCAAGCAAAAGATTCAAACCCTCATGAGACTCACGCTCTGAGTGTCCAGAATAAACTGTGATTGATTTATCAAAACTTATCGAGTCTACTTTTGCCTCATACTTTCCAGCAAACCACGGAGACCGTTCAATCTTAGACTTAAAGCCTTTAAAGAAAACATTTTTAGCCTGTTGTGCGTTAATAGCAACATTGATTAGATCTATTGCATCTCCACTTGGTTTTCCGAAATATCTTGCAGGGTCTTTAAGACATAATAACTTATAGACAATATAAGCACAAGCAACAGTAGAGGTGAAGTCCTTCCCACTACCCTTCCCAAGTTGAAGAATAATTTCGTTCTTTGTGTATTTTTCATAATACTTTGCACCATCCTCTTCTCCCATTAATTGTTGTAAATCTTCTTTACGATATATTTGACTCATTGCCTCAACAATGTCATATTGAATTGTAGACAACCCTGGCTGACCTAGATAGTCTGAAGATTCAACGAACGTCTTTGCATCAACTGGAGTTTCTTCAAAATGATTGTCAGCAAGAGCCTCTAAAAAATCATTGAACATCGTGGACAATTGTAATCACTTCATCTTTCTTAGCAACCTCTGAAAGTCTACGCATAATCTCATCACGAACCTGCGGATATTCTGAGGCTATATCACGCAATATACCCATTAGAATTTCTTGTTTCTTTTCTATTTGTAGCATTTCTTCTGCTAGTTCTTTATTTTCTAATAGTCCTGCTTTTTGTAGCATGTCAATTCTTTTAGACTCGATATCCATTACTAATTTGATTGCTTGGGTTTTAGCACCTAAATTGTTAGTTAAAGATGCCTCGTCAATAACTTCGTAAGATTTTGCAATAAGTTTATTATAGTGGGTATCGGCAATTGCCAACGCCTCTTTGGCACGAGCACGAATGGCATCATTAGCAGAGGCCATCACCTTCCACTCGTTAATTAATTGAACTACACGATTGCGTGGTATCGATAACTCTTTAGATATTTTTGTTGCATCGCTACCCTTTAGGTATTCACCAACAACGGTGTTTAATTGATCTAAATGATTTATTAAATCTTCTTCAGTTGACATCTTTGGCCTTTGCTATCTTTAATAATACTAAGTATCCAATTAAATCATCAATATCATTATCCCCTGGATATTCTGTACCCTTCATTAATCTATTTAATTTATCATCAATGCGTACATGTAGTTGCTCTCTTGGTCCCGCCTTCGAAAATATACGTACAGGATCAAGGGCTGAATTCCCATAGGCAATATTCTTCTTGACTAACATGTGTGCAATTTCGTGACAGGTCTGCCAAATTTCTTTACCTGCCTCTGTGCCAACTGTTAGTAGATATAGATCTTCACAATTAAAATTTTTTGAATCTGTAAATACTGGTTGCAAACTCATCTTTTTGATTTCCTTAATCCAAATTTAGCCAAATAAACATATATAGTTTCTACAGTAACTCCACATTCTTTTGCAATATCTTCTGGAGTCTTTTTATCCAAATGATATCTTTTTTTAAGCCATACTTCGTTAGTGTAAAATTTAGAAGCCATTATTTAGTTTCCACTTCATTACTTTTGGACCTTGATCGATAAGAGTAAACATATGTTGCTCAAAGTCTTTCTTAAGTCCACTATATAATTGTGGGTTTACCTCCTTCAGTTTATCAGTAATAGAGTATATCATTTCTCCAGTATCTGAGTCAACCCCATCAATTTCTATAGCATTTTGTAATATTAAATGCTCAATCATCATTTCTGCCTGCAAAGATTCTTTATCAATCATGCTTTTTCCCAATTATTAATTGCCCAGTGACCTATACCACAAGCATCCGCAACATCATTATCTATTATTTTTTTATCATAAATAACATCCAACAATCTTATTGTTCTTTGTTTTCTAAATTCTCGTTCGTATGATTTATACCAAGAATCTGATCTTCCTGGGTTGGCAGACCTAATCTGTATCTGCTCTTCTTTTGTAAGCCTTTTATTGCCAAGATAATTTTGCCATGTTATTGGGGATACTTTGCCTATAAACTTAGTTCCAGACTGACCAGCAGCACCTAAAATTGCTCCCTGAACCAGGGCAAGATCAGATGCAGTTTTGGGACTATTCATAAAAACAGTATGCTCAATAATTATTGCCTCAAACCCTTGATAGAAATCAAAAAAGGCCTTACATTTTTTCCCAGCATCCATGACCTTATCATAAATATCTGACCCTACAAAATTAATTTTGCCAATTGCGTTTAAAGATTTTTTTTCAGTATCAAATAAAGCAAAAGCGAAATTATTTGTACTAGCATCAATAGAACAAATAACTTTTGGAATATCACTTTTTTCTATCATTAGATAAACCCTTTATATCCTTTAGCGCTTTTTTAACATCATTTGGATTAATGTTGCATTTAATGCATAAGACATCATCGTTATAAATTGATAACTTTTCTCCGCACATCTTGCAAACACGTTTTTTCCCTTTTCTTTTTTGTCTTCTAGTCTGAATGTATCTTTGTGCAATTTTTTCTTTTGTTGCAGCGTCCCTACACTCTTCAGAACAATAGATCTGATAAGAGATATTGCTTTCAAATGTTTTATCACACCATCTACAATTTTTCATCTTCTAGCAACTCCAGAGGTTTAATTTTAATTACCCCTGTCTCTGCTTCAGCACATGCTTTTTGAATTGGACACACCTTACAAATCTTAGAGTTTGATCGATACGGCTTTTGCGGTAACTCTCTATTTTTCCAAGATTTATGAACTGCCCTCATCCAATCAAATGCCTGGTCTACCCACCGACGGTAATGATCGTTTACTACTACAGGTAAAGTTAGTAACTCATGATTATTTTTGTTTTCATAAATTATTACACCTTTACCAACTTTCCAAACCTTCATGTAAATTAAAATTTGCATTAAGTGTGCCATTTTAGGCTTTCGGCTATTCTTTTTATACTCAAAGCCTTCATTTGGCATAGTCTTAATTTCACCCACAAGACGTTCTCCGTTATAATTAAGCATTACATCTCCGTAGCCATCTAGTGGAGGATCTTCTGACTTAACTCTAAATTCCATTGCTGGATGAGTTTGCTTATTATATTTTCTTGGGAGAGAATCAAATTCCATCGATTCGTCTAGAATTCCAGATGCTTGAATTGCCTCTTGAATTCTTTCATGACCGAGAGTTCCATTTGTTCTATTTGCTACCCCATACGCATCTGAGTTGTCGTAGTGAACTTGACCATCAAAAGCCAAATACCAATATCTTGGGCACTCTCCAGCACCATATGTCAATCCAGAAGCAGAGAAATTTGTCTTCTTGGTAAATTTAGGTTTAGTTTTTGTCATGTATCCAGATTCTATTTTTTCTATTAATCCTTCTACAAAATTGCCTTCGTCTTCTTTGACGCCCTTAACTTTATCTGAACCCTTTAACATTACTTGTTGCAATAAATTTTTTGCCATTATTATCCTTTGTTTAAGTCAATTATATCAGATATCAGCGAGTGATATATTTGAGAGCAGACACAAGATTATTAATTGACTCTGCTGCTGTATAGTATAGATTTTTCTTTCCTCTGTTTGACTTATCGACATTAGCCATCCAGGTAGCCTTGAGAGCCATCTTTGCTGCTATTGCCTGAAGTCGAACAATTTCTACAGTTGCAACATTCATAGGTATGTCTGGCTTAATAATTATTTTAGCAATAAAGGTAAGGGCTGTGGTTAATTCCTCATCCTCCATATATTCTGCTATTTCTGACAAACCATTAACCATCTCAAGCGTTGTATTATTTTGTTCCATTATTCACCATCTGTTCTAGTAGTTCTAACTCTATTATAGCAAGTCTGACCTTCTTGTTGCCCTCGCCAATTACAACAACTATGGCTGGATCACTGCCATTTCTAATTGCATCTGTAGTAGCCTTAGCCCATACATCCTGATTCAAGGTAAAGGACTTTCCTACTTCCTTGAAATCTACAGTGAAGTTGTTCCATGTGGCATCACCTTTCTTAGTATTTCTACCAGAATTCTTATGCTGCTTGGCACCTATTCTTTTACTTTCACTCTTCTCGCTCATAGTCCTTTTTCTTTTTATATCCTACTTGATAAAGTTGTGATTCTGACAAATGTTTTTTAGAACACATCCATGAGGCTTTGCCCGTTTCGGGATACACTCTCATAGTTTTAACTTCTTCACGACAAGTTCTACATGGGAACTTGCCTTCATAGATAGAGTATTTAGCCACTTATTTTATTCTTAATCATATCCTGTAGATCAAGATCCTCTCGTACTCTATTGATAAAGCCCTCTCTTCCTTGAACTTTTGAACCATCTGGCAAAAGATACCAGGCTCCAGTTCTTTCTACGATACCCATTAATTCTGCCGTATCTACAAGATCAGCAATAAAGTCTACGCCAATATGATTTCCTCTAAAGTAAAAATCATACTCTCCAGATTGAAAAGCAGGAGAGGTTTTGGAAAATTGAACTTCCCAACGAACCTTTCTTCCAACCTTTTCCTCTATTGCCTTATCTCCAACGTAGATCTTGCCTTTCAGGGCTTGATTATCTGATTCAGATGAGAATAACTTTATAACTGTTGAGGAATAAAATTTTGTAGCCTGTCCACCAGTTGGCTGTTGACTTGTATACATTGCATTTATATTATTACGAGATTGGCTAATTAACACAAATAGAGTTGGCTTTACTTTATTATTTGCATAGTTAATCATCTTCCAAGCATTGCTAAAATCACGAGATTCTGCACCTATTTGTTTTGTATTTTCCAATGCTTTTAATTCATCCGAATCTTTTTCAAAATAAATTGCTGGAAGCAATGATGTAATACTATCAACCACAATAATATCTACACCAGCCTCCATTAGTTGAACTCCAACATCTACCATCTCATTGATTGTTCTAACTTGAGACACTATTAGTTTAGAAGTGTCTACTCCAAGTTTCTCTGCCCAAGTTTTATCATATGACATCTCTGCATCAATCCATGCACAGATTTTTCCCTCTTGTTGTGCAAGTGAAACCATTTGAAGACACATAGAGGATTTGGCTGATGACTTACTGCCCCAAATTAAAACTTGTCTTCCGTATGGGAGGCCACCACCAAGTGCACGATTTAGTCCATAACTTGGAGTTTTTGCAAACTGTGTTTCTGGTATTGCATCTCCAACTAATATATTTTTTCTTAATTTAGGATTTAGTTGTGCTAAAACTTCTTCAACTGTCACTGTCATTAGAATCTTACTCCATGCTTCTTTGGTCTATGTATATTGCGTTCCATCTTTTCTTTAATAGCATAATCAAGAGATTTCTTTACATACCCTGCCTCTGCAATTCCTGCATACAAGTCAAGTGTACGAATAATAATATCTGCAAACTCATCTGATATTTGATCGGGATCCATATCTTTACGAAGGGCTTCCATAGCCTCTGATACCTCTGAAACAATCATCATCATTTGTTTGGCTATAAAAATCGGGTCTACTGTTCTATCCCAAAAACCTTTTTCTACTGCTGTACTATGTATTTGTTCTGCTAAATCATCAAACATTTATGTCCTCCAATATTACTGTCCCGTCTTTAGTTTTACCTAATTCAAATTTATAAGCATTGCCTTCCTCAATTTTCATATAAGCCTTTGCAAAAGCCGTTGGGAAAACCGTTACTGGATGCAATTCTCTCGATGTATCTGCTAAAGTTAATGATGCCATCTTTTTCCCTGCCTTCGTCACTCTTGGCCTAAACGAAACAACAAACAACTCATCATCCTTGTATGGTAGCATTCTATAATTTAAAAATTTAACTAATGCCGAGTCTGACTTTTTAATTTCATCAACTGGAACAGCGCTAACAATTCTATTATCACTACATAAAAGAATATAACTTCTACCAGCCTCAATTGTGGTCTGTTCTTCATCAAAAATACCGATACTTCCAGTCTTATCTAATATTTCTACACGACTCCAACCTTTGCCACGCTTGATCCCCTTTACCATTCCCATTAAAATAAAAGATCCCTTTTCCTCAAAATCTTCTACAGGGTTAATAAACGCATGAAAGTGTGAGGGAACTGTTTGGGTAAACTCTGGCAAACCTAAATATTCATAAAGGTTTTCACGAATCTCATTATCATTTCTAGGATTATCTAAAAATGTTGCAGCGCCAATTATTCGTAATGCCTCTAACGCTCTACTGTTGACTCCATTACCTTTCGTAAATGTAAAGGCTTTAACTTCCTCGAAAGACTTAAAAGGTCGTGCCGATATATATCGTTCTGCAATCTTATCAGAGATAAACTTGATCCCCGACAATCCAAACCGAATACCCTTACCCTCAATTTTAAAATCAATATCCGAATCGTTAATATGAGGTAATTTAACGCTGATACCCATTCTTTTCGCTTCAATAAGATATTCAGTTCTCGCATCTTTGTCCTTTTCATTTTTAAGTAAAGAGTACATAAACTCTAGTGGATAGTAATACTTTAGCCATGCCGTCCAATACGAGAGCGTAGAGTAAGCAACCGCATGAGACTTGTTGAACGAATAACCCGCATGCGCCTCAAAGTCATGCCATAAATCACGAGCCTGATTAGGACTAATAAACTTAGAAGCACCGTCAACGAAACGATCACGAAACGCATCAAACTCTCTAGCATCTTTCTTTTTACCAATGATCTTGCGAACCTTATCAGCCTCAGACCAAGACATACCTCCAAGTTGAACGCAGGCCTGCATGACCTGCTCTTGGTATAGGATACACCCATATGTTTCTTCTGTGAAAGGCTTCATCGTTTGATGTAAATAATTTACTGACTGCCTACCGTGCTTGCGCTCAATATAGTCTTTTCCAATAGTATTCATTGCACCTGGACGAACAAGAGCGTTTGAAGCAGCAAGTTCTGCTAGATTTTTTACACCCATCTTTATTAGAAGATTGGTATATGGGGTTGCTTCACACTGAAATACACCCTTTGTGAATCCCTCAGAAAGCATCTGGTATACCTTTGAATCAGACATGTCAATATTTAAAAGATCTATTTCCGTTCCTTCTCGTTCTTTAATAATATTAACTGTATCATTAATTACACTTAAGGTTTTTAGTCCAAGTGCGTCGATTTTGATAAGCCCGATTTTTTCAGCCTCTTCCATATCCACTGCCACAACAGGAATACGCTCATCGGAACCAGGAGAATTACGTGTCTCCATCGGTGCGTACCTAAAAATAGGATTTTTACTAGTGACAACACCAGCAGCGTGTATGCCAGTACCTCTAATACGACCACGAAGTTGTTCGCCATATTGCTCTACCTCTGGATATTTCTCTCTAAACCATGCAGTAGTTTTTGAAGTGCAATACTCATCCCAAGTATCTACCAACTTCAAAACTTTGTTTACATCTGCCAATGGAATATTTAATGCACGAGCAACATCTCGTACCACACCCTTATCTTTAAACTCTAAGAATGTTGCAATCGAAGCAACATGTTTATATTGTCTAACAAGATAATCTTTGACCTCATCACGGCGAGAGTCTTGAATATCTGTATCAATATCTGGAAAGTCATTACGTTCTGGATTAATAAAGCGGAAGAACAAAAGTCCATGCTTAAGGGGATCGATATCAGTAATGCCAAGAGCATAGCAAAGTAATGAGCCAGCAGAAGATCCACGACCTGGACCAACCATAATGCCTTCTTTCTTTGCCCAAGAAATCATACTCTGCACGACAAGGAAGTAAGGTCCAAACTTTTTATCTTGAATTACTTTTAATTCTTCATCAAGTCTATCAAGATATTCCTGATCTTTGTCAAGACCCTTTTCTACCAAACCAGATATTGCCAATTCTTTTAGTTGTTTGTCTGGATCCTTATATTGAACTGGAAGGAGGTTTAGTCCATCCTTAATATCATAGTCTTCAACTTTATTTGCAAGTTCGATTGTATTTTCATAAATATCAGTTCTATAGATTGCTTGCTTTTCCATAGCAGCCTGAATCTCTTCGTATGACAGAAGGTGTATATCAAACTTATTAAATGACATTTGTCTATCTGCGCCATATAGGTAATCAAGACGCTTCATTAAGTCCCCTTGCTTTTTGGACTTCTCGTATGTAGCATCTTTCTGAATCTTATTTGAATATGTATTAAGAATAAGTTTTAGTTCTTGAATTTCTTTTTGTGATGAGTCAACATGATGGCAGTCTGGAGTGACAATAGGCTTTACTCCAAACTCATCTGCTAACTGAAGAATTACATTATTTATTGATTCGGGATTATGTGGCATCACTTCAAGATAGTAGTCATCCTTAAACTCATCCTTAAACCACTTAATATATCTTTTTGCCATCCCCAGTTCGCCAAGTTCTATAGACTTAGCAATAATACCACTTGGACATGCAGATGAAACTATAATTCCTTCTTTATATTTAGACAAAACTTCAAAGTCAATTCGTGGCTTTTTATAGTAGCCCTCTGTCCATGCAATTTCATTTAACTTGTTTAGATTTTCTAAGCCTACCTTATTCTTGGCTAGAAGGATAATATGGTTATACACCATATCTAGTGGAGTTGTTCTGTCCTCTTTGTCCCTTTGGTCAAATCGGTTCTCACACATATATCCTTCTATGCCAAGAATAGGCTTGATACCACTTGCTTTAGCAACACGATACATTTCTCTGTGGCCAGAAAGGGAGCCATGGTCTGTAATCGCAATTGCAGGCATTCCCAATTTTGTAGCACGATCTACATATTCAGACGGCAACCCAATTCCGTCGAATAGTGAAAAGTGGGTATGTAAGTGTAGTGGTACGTAATTCATCTACTACCAGTCGATATTCGTCGCTGATGTTGTAGATGGAGAATCAAAGCCAAGATAGAAAGCCTCTTGCTCTGCATATGGTACACGTCGTAGTGCCTTCTCCAATGGGTACGGCTCAACGCCTTCCCAGTTAAACGGTTCCTTATCTGGAGCCGAAGGAATCAAAGTATAAGATGTTTCAGTACCCTGACCATTACGCTTTAACTTCCATGTGATATTTGAAATGCTACCTGTTTCAAGAGCATACTCACGAATTGTGTTAAAGGCAGATTGCTTGCTTACACCCATAGACCAAATGGCGACATAAGGCTTGTCCTCAATACCATCATCTACAAGTACATTACAATAAAAACGAAGACGACCACGCCATCCGCTATTGCCCTTTGGATCTTTTCGATACATCTCTTCAGCCCAGTCACGGCCTTCAGTATCCATGGTGTCTACTGCCTTACGCTTATAGTCCTTTGGATTTGTGTGTTCCTTGACAACTAGTGCAAGGCCACGCTTTTCTTCATAGTGTGCAGAATCTTCGTCCAACTCTTCAATGAAACGAACCTTTACTGCCTGTCCATCAGCCAATTTTAGCCAACGTACCTTTGGTGAGTCTTCTTTTGGTTTGTCGAGCAGGGCATTGATATTTTTTAGTCCCTTAATAACGCTCATAGTTTTCTCCTTATCTATTTTATACTTAAGTATACTAAAGAATTACTTGTTTGTCAAGTAGACTTTAGAATTTGCATTTTACTTAATACTGTATTTCTAAAAATATCGTATTCAGTCTTAGCAATATCTAGTGTATCAGACATCATTAATTCTGTCAATGCCTGCTCTTCATTGATTAGCCCAAGACCAACCATATTCCATTTTGCAAGAGGTATTCCGTAGGATCCTATAACTCCATCATATATTGCTATAGTGGGGATTCTATACTGACAAACATTAACTATCTCTTTTACAGTATCTGTTGCAAGATTGTTATGATATATATTTTGCCAAAATTCTGAATCATTTCTTTTGCCTTGATAGTGCAAAGAAATAAAATCAATACTTGTTTCGTTTAGTCTTGATATTAACTTATTGTACATCTGTTGACTTAGTTCATTGTTAATTGACTGAAGATGACCATTAAAAAAGTGATTGACAAAAACATGCAACTGAGCAATAGTATTATGAATTGATGTAGCCTCTAATGGCTCTAAAAATGAAGAGGCAAGTCCTAAAGACAAAACATTTTTATTCCATGATTTTTCGAAATATCCAGTGTCGAACCTAATAATTTTAATTGGCTCTACCTCATGTCCAATTTTCTCTTCTAATTCAAGTTTAGCATCATCATCAGATATAAAGTTATTATCATATATATATCCCATACCTCTGCGTGTTTTTAGTGGAATATCAAACATCCAGCCAGAACTTAAAGCGGTTGCCCCAGTTTCTGGAATAAAATTATTATTATCAGCATATGGTTCAATAAACGGCATTGCGGAATTAACTGTTAAAACATCTGAAACTGATTTCCACTTTGCATCTGTTTCGCTAATCAATACACGCCTAAAACCAGTGCAATCTATAAAAAGATCGCCTTCAATGGTTTGGTTGTTATCTAATAATAAAGATTCAATCCTGCCATCTGCACCTATATTAACCTTTAATATTTTTGCATCTATGACAGAAACATTCTTTCCTATCGTATGTTCTTTAAAAAACTTGCCAACTTTGTGGCCGTCAAAATGTAATCCATTGCCTCTATCGAATTGGTTATTTTCATAACGAATTCCAAGTCTAGAGGCGAGATGAATTTTAGATGGACCATACTTATGTAGTACATAGTTAAAAATATAATCTATATTTTTTTGTGTTGTAGGACTTAGGTCAATAGGAGCAAAATAAGATTCATTTTTACCAGCCCAATTTGTATGTCTAATCCCCATCTTTGTAGTTGCATCTGTGCTATTAATAAAATCCTGAATAGGTATTTTTTTATTAAAAAATCCACCATCCAATAATTCAAACAAAGATCCAGCAGCAGCCTCTCCTGCACCGACAATGCCTATCTGAGAAGATTCAATGACTGTAATGTTATGCATATTTGGTTGAGCATTATTAATAAAATAAGCAGCAATCCAACCAGCCGTACCTCCGCCTGCAATAATTATATTCATAGTTTATATGCTAAACTAATTAGCCTTACTCCTATCATAGCCAAACTTATTAATTTCTTCTGCTGAAGGTAGCCATGTTTCTGAATTTTCTTCTACTCCATGCCCCTCAACAATTCTATTAAAAAGATTAAATGCTGCACAAACTGTTATTGCATCTTTTAATTCATCTTCAGAATATCCAGCATTATAAACACGAGAAACATCTTCTTGGCTAAGTTCAGATGGCTCTAGTGTTAATTTTTTAACATAGTCTAATATTGGAGCCAACTTTAAATCTTGATAGTCTTGATTGATTATCTTATCTATCTGACTTTCATCTGCCCCTACAGAAATAGCAAAAATTCGGTGTGATCCAGTACAGAACTTACATTTATTTAAACTGGATGTAAACGTAGCAATTATTTCTCTATCTGTAGAACTTAAAAAAGAGTCTTCCCTTAAAATGTTTTGTGCAAATGAAAGTAGCGGCATAAATCTTTTTGGATTTTGCATGAAAACATTTATAATTGTATGACCACTTGGAACTGATTCTAATAACATATTATTGTAAAAGAGACATTATGCTTTTATCAAAAGAGTAATCAAGCATTTTTATCTCTTCATCCTCCATTTCTCCTATGTCCTTATATCTTTTATCTAAAGCAATAAATGTAATGCTAGATCCAAATCTGGATAATAATTTATCTTTCATGTTGTCTCCAGCATCATCGTTATCTGCTATAACCATTATATCAGTAAAATATTTTTTCAATAAGTCGACCTGCTTTGTGGAAATATTTGCCCCTAATGTTGCGACTGCTGGCATTCCGACCTGATCAAGCCTAATGGCATCAAAAGATGATTCTACAACATAGACACGGCTTGCTGTTTTTATTCTATTTAAATTAAATAGTAGTTTTGACTTTGGGAGACCTGGGGTATTTTTAAAATCTTTACCCTCTATAGATCTAGCAACAAAGCCAACGCAGAGGTTCTCATGATTGTGAACTGGAATAGTTACCATATCTTGAGACAACGAATATCCCAATTTAAATTTTACTATAGACTCTTTGGTTAATTTTCTTTTATTAAAATATTCAATAGCACGATTATCCGACAATGCCTGGCTATTAAGTTTATCTATAAGAGAGTGGTCAAACTCCTTCCACTCTTCTTTATCTATTAATTTTTGAGTAACGTCAGATAAAATATCTGTTTCTATTTCTTTACTCTTAATAAATCTAACAGACTCGAAATAGGTTCTATTTGAACAATGCATAACTAACTCTACTAAATCTGCAACCTTGCTGCAAGAAAAACAAAAGAAAAGCCCACTAAATTTATTTATTTCTCCTGCTGGAGTTCTATGGTTAGCATGAAAAGGACAAAAGACAATATATTCAGACTCAGCCTCTTTTTCTATATTTAAGCCAGATCCTGCGAGTACTCTTTTAATTTGGTTGGCTGTGTATATATTGGCTTGGCTCCGTCTATTCCTAGTATCCATTCGCTCTTTTTTCTCCCGACATATATTCCGTATACGCTTAATTTAAATTCAAAATAGTTTTTGGCTTCGTTATATGATAATGTAAATTGTGGGTCAATGTCAAATCGTGGAGCATATCCTGATAACCGCATCTCTGATACGAGTAACCTGATATATTCCTGCTGTAATCTGTATATAGCAGAGTCATCATTGATTACTCCATCTAAGGCAAACCTTTTTATTGGCTTGTGCTGATATGTCTCCATGGGACATATTATACTGACTTATCTTCATAATCCTTATATCTATAGTATCCCTTGTCAAAATCAGCCTGAACCAAGAATTCTCCCATAAAACCGTTACGATTCTTGCGGAATACACATTCAATAATATCGCTATTATTTCCTCTACCCAGCGCAAGTACCCAGTCCGCATCATAAGCAATCTGACGAGACCATGCAGTTTGACCAAGGGTTGGCACGGTTTCAAGTTTAGTAACATCATCAGGGGTAGCAGATGAGATAGCAATAATTGGCACCTCTTCTGCAATTGCCATTAGTTTTAATTCACGAGAAAGGTTCTTCATGCGAATAGTTTCATTGTCAGACTTTTGATTAGGGGACATCAATTGTAAATAGTCAACAATAACAAAATCTGGCTTGTATTGATCAATCTTTCCACGCAATACTAATGGTGTAATATCACCACCAGTGTCGTTTGAGATAATATGAAATTCTGGCTTACCACTAACGTGTTTAGTGTGCCAAGACTTTAGCATATCCATCTCAACCTGGCCAGCGCTTAACCTTCTATGGGACCATACTCCCTCTCCCATAATTGCAAATACACGGTTACGAACTTCAACCTCAGACATTTCAAGGCTTATGATCATTGGGCTACGACCCTGTTTCCAAGCCTGTACAGCAAAATAGAGAGACAGCCATGACTTTCCTATGCCTGGATATGCAAGGAAGACTCCTAACTGCCCTGGCATGATCCCAGAGGGTAGGTAGTTATCGAATCCTGGGAGGCCAGTCTTGATTCCTAGTGCTCCAGCCTCTTGTTGTTTTTTAAGGTTTTCAAAATATGCAACAGCAGAATCTAAATCTGTCACATCAATATCACGAATTGCTGCTGTATTTTTTCTAAGTTCTGCCGTCTTAGTAATTAGAGACTCTAGAGCATCTAGACCCTGTCCACCCTGAACATCTGTTGCTGCAGATCTAATAATATCTTTTAGACTATTGGTTAAATATTCTGCCTGTAATTCTTCAAGATGATGCTTAGTTGCACCAACTCCGCCTATGGGTTCAAAATCTCTAAACTTCTCTACAACTAATTCTGTTGGTGGAACAGTAGCATTTGCCTCATAATATTTTCTAATAAACTGCCAGACATCGACATGAGTAGTTAAAATATTTTCTACATTGGCCTGAAGCAATACATGAGCCTGCTTATCTTTTAGCACGGCTGAGATTAATTTTGATTCTGTATTATTCACTCAACCACTCCTTAGCCTTTTGTCTGCGTTCTGATCGTTCTTTTATGTCTTTAGCATATTGCTCTTTTGCTTCCAGTATATCATGTGCCACATATGCAAAATGATTCCATGTTGGATTTTCCGTAACCTCAAAATAATATTCAAGAAGTTCGTAGCAAAGATCCATGCCGTAAGACTCGATGAGTGCATCAGCAGACCACTGTTCAATCCACTTATTATATTGTGGCTTCTGTCCTAGTTTAAACTGATAGTGTTTATCAAACCTACTCAACAGAGCCAATCGCTTCTGTTTGTCTGTCACACTAATTGCTTTCTTCTAGTTCAGCCTTTGCTTCTGAGATTTTTGCTGCGAGTTTATCTTCAACAAACTTATAAACACGCTCAAATGCTTGATCTGTATTCTCGCCATCACGCTTAGAGTCTACAACCCCAAGGTCAAGCCTTAAAGATTGAAAGTTTCCAAGATTTAGTGTATATCCAAGCGTTACTGATACTTTCGTATCTTCCATTTTCATACCCTTCTGTTAAATTGATTCTGACCAAATAGGAATAAATCGTCCATCTTCAGTCTTTGTATATGTAAGTATACCATCGCCCATTCTGCGTGTCAACTCAGCCTTTGTGGGCGTAATATCATTTGTTATTAAATTATCTTTTCTCGGTCTACCAATATGGTATGTAGCCAGTATATCACGGATCTCTCTAACTTGCGACTCCGAATAATAACTTCTTACTTGCCACCCTCTTGCGCCACCTTTTTGTGAGCCTGTTGGAAACGGAATAATTCCACGTTTCATTAATGAAGGCATATATTTTTTATGACGATTAACTAAATCAGCAGTTTCTCCGACAGTATACGCTCTTTCTCTTTTATTTTTAAAATCGCTGATTAGACAACTTTCTACCCTATCTTTGGTTATATTATAAATTGACATAATGCCATTTGATCTGTTATAATGAACCACCCTTATGAGATCATTATTTAAAAACCATACCTTTTTATTACCTGAAATTATAGGGGCGCTGTTGTAGTCTTCGCTCGTTCTATTTCCTTTTTTAGTAGCCATCTTCCTTCCTCCGAATCAGATGGTGGATGAAAAAAACGTCTTGATCCACATATAAAACAATATATTTCTAAATGAGATATGGAACTGTAGACTCTGTCTATCATCATATTTCGTAAACACTTTTTGCATTTTATCATTAATTAGGTATGCCGACGATAATTAAATTAACGCCGATAGAAACATCTCCAGTAGAATTAAAATTAACTACACCATCAACTCTTGAAGTAGTGATAGATTTAATTACAACGTGAACATTTCGTCCTGCCTCAGTTCCACCTATATTGACTGGGGTTGCTGTAACTATTGGAGGATACTTAAACTCTGGTTTAAATGGATATGAAAATGGATGCTGACTTCCTACACTTTGATTTCCACTTTTTACAACATCAACGTATCCAGCAATAACTCTTGTTTCAGAAATCTTAGCACTTTGAGATGTGAAGTTTGGAACATCTACTGTAACATACTTATAGATTGCTGGAGACACTTGAACAGAAAGATCATTAATTGACCTAACGATTTGATCTATATACGCAACGTCTATTGGTTGCCCTGGTTCTGGTGATGGTATTTTTGCCATAATTTCTCCTATCTAATTATACCAGATCGCCTTCGTTTTCAAATAAAATGGCATCTGCAAATCTTTCTAATGGGATAGTTTTTGCTTGAACAGCAACATGAACATATGTTCTTTCTGAGTTATATACAATAGAGTAGTTTGTTTGTGAAGTTTTACCATAATATTGCCATCCAGCATTATTCCATTTAACATAAATAAAATATTCTTCCATATTATTCTGTGGTTCCCAGGTAAGGTTAATTATCCTATTTGCAGTATCTATAACCATACTATTTAAAATTTCTGACGGAGTATCTTCGGTTACTATTTTATATGCTGGGGACCAATGAGACGTTCTATTTTTATCTTCTGATATAAGTCTATATCTAAGTATATATTTTCTGTTTTCTCCAAAGAATCCAGGAAGTTTGGCTTTAGGAATAATTACTTTTTTAATGCCTTGATCTGGTGTTGGCATTATTGCACATCCATTGCAAATCTAAACTCAACATAATTACTTGTGTTCGCAGCCTTGACTACTGTTTCAGCATTTGTATTTTTTAAAACAGTATATCCAGTCAAACCATATACTGGATTAGTTGTTGATATATTTTCAAACCTAACGGCATCAAGACCTATATAAAAATCAGATGATGCAACATTATTTTTAATTACTGTAGTGTAAAATTTAATAATACTGACATTATTCCAAGTGAATCCAGTACTCTTATAAAGTTCTTGTAATTGTTTTGTAATTACATAATATCGATTTTCTGAAAAATCATAATCGTCAGCAGACATCACAATTTCAAATCTAGCCCACTGACCATTTCCTGGTGAGTCACTTTCTGCAAATTCTAAAAGTATTCTTACCTCATCTGGAATAATTGATGGATCTGGATCTTTATTGATGATACAAAATGCTAACTTAACCTCATCTGTTGGTGCATTTTTATTAAAATCTAGTGAAGTTCCAAGTAGATGAATGTGGTTTGACCCTGTAGAAAAATCTAAATGATCGCCAGATACTGACAGATTAGAAAGATCTCCTCTTAGCATTACTACGTTATTATAAAACCTTGCTCTTTCATATCTAGCAATTCTATCAGAGTTAGTAAAAAGTCGATTGTCTGAATTGGTCTGAAAAGCCTTATATGTTTGATTTATAATATTGTCATTGTTTGAGCCATCTAATGGTTCATAAACAATTGGTAACTCTGTTGCAGTGCTCTCATTATGATATTCCCAGTTTTCATTTACTGTAAATGCAAAAAGAGATCTACTATCATAAGCACCAGCAGATGGATTTGCGCCTGCTGAGTAAATTCCAACCTCGGTTATTTCGTATCTTTCGTCTGTTGGCAATTCTGCCGTTAAAACTATCTTATTGCTTCCATTTTCATTTACATACCCTCTTGACGTAATTGGAACACGAAACATTTCAAAATCTAATGACTGTTTGGCAAAATAAGCAGCGAGTTCTGCCTCTGTAAAGTTATGGTTAGACGGTAGTGGCTTTGCCCCACAACCTATGGCAAGATAAGACGCATATGCTGGCGCCTGCCCTATAAGATACTTTGCCAATATACCTTTGCCTATATTTGTAATCATTGATTCACCTCATATATTGTATCATCAAGTATCGAGCCATCTGCGACTATTGATACCTCTACCTGCTCATCTCTTGCCAAATTAACAACATTTATTACTAAATCTCCAGTGACTGGGTCAATATAAACTATAGCCCCCTCTGGCCCAGTCCCATACTCTGGTACCTTGGTAGAAAAATTAATTGGAAATTTTTTAAAATAATTATAATCTACATCTTGTAATGCTAAAATATTTTGGGGATTATATTGAAAGTATAAGTTTGTTAGATTTTTAATTGGCTGATACACAACATTTTGTCCATTTATAATATCAGACCTTAATATGTTAACTAACTCCTGACCACCTATATTTTCAAATATAAGGTCTGTCATTATTTCTATTGGAGTGGATTCGTCATCAAATAGTATAATATCTGGAGTTGCTGGCTTAATTGCAGAAGTTGCAGATCCTGACTGTGATGCAGTTCCTTGTGGCAAACTTGGAGTACTATTAACTGACATTACTATACCTCACTCAAATAGAGAACCATCTCTGGTCCCTGATATTTTTTATTATAGTCTATATGATAGACCACAAACCTTTTATCGCTTGATGCAATTATATCATTACCAAGGTCGTCCTTATAATTAATGTTTACAACATCACCCAACTGAATCATTGGATTAGCAAAAATTCTAACCCCCACGTTTTTCCTTGGTCTTAATATCTTATTGGTCATCCAAGCCATTAAATCATTAGCATCATCGTTAGATTGAACATATGGAGTCTCTAATGAAAATTCTTTTTTACCATATGTTAATCTGCTTGTTTTTATTTTATCATAATCAAGTGCAGCACGAATCGGAGATATTATGGTTCCGCTTTTGCTTAATTCTGGATCAGAAAAATTAGCATTTTTTGCAAAATAGGCATCAACTGTTAACTGATTAGTTGATTCTTGCGTAAAGGTAATTCCTTGAATTCTTAAATAATTTCCACTAGTTTCGTCTAAATTTAAAGATGTATCGGTAGCATTAAATACTAAAAATTCTGCCCCATATGAGCCTGCCCTAAATCCAGAAACTGTGTATCCTTTTATTCTATTGAAGGTTGGAGATAATTGAGCATATAATGCTGGATATGCCTTATCATATTTAACCTTTAAATAAGCCGCTTCTCTCATTATTGTACCAAATTCATCAAAATAAATATTAAAAGATGGTGGCTGTCCTGGATTAATTCCTGATAGATAGGTTGACTGAACCATGCCAGACATTGCATACTTTCTAAATGATTCATTTGCTGTTATGTGGTCATCGCCAAAGGCTGCTGATACTGGTGTTTCTAAAGAAAAAGAAGTATTTTGGCTATAGTTATTTGCCAATGCGTAAATATTTTCAAACATACACCTTGACCCACCACGAACAAAAAGAGCAACATTGTTATAAACAGGCAAAGGAGAAGAGTCATCAATAACCTTAACAAGATTATTATTAATATACAGATAAAACCTTCTCGTGCTTCCAATATCCTGATACTCTACGGCAAGATCATATACAGTTGGATTTTGTTCCCCCATCATTCTTGCCTGACCAGTAAATTTGCCGTCATCAACAATTATGTTGCTGAGTCCTCCCCACAGTTTAATAGGGATTGCCTTACCCTCTGGGTTTGCATAAACTTTATAAAAAATAACATTGTGCAAATTATCTATGTCTGCCGAATATTCACTAACATTTTTTTCAGTTAGTGCAACAATTTCAAAATAATATCCTACGTTAGTACTCGGATTAAGCATCACTGCAATACCGCCAGACCCTCCAGCAATATTTAATTGTTGGTTAGGCTGAGTTCCTGGTAATACATAATAAGGGGTAGCATTTATTGGGGTCTGCTCTTTTGTCTCACTAACCTCAATTTTGCCTATAACTCTCATCCTTGTTCCAAAATGCTTATACTTATTGTTAAGTGGCTTATATTGATATGAAACAAAGTTTAATGGTGCCTCTGTAGTACTAAATGATGGTCCAGCCATAACTAATGCTGAAGATTGAACTGATCCAGCCTGTGTCGATTTATTTGTATTATTTTGTGACTCATTTAAATATGAATATGACAAAAAGTTTTTAATAATACTACTTCTAGTATTATCTTTTGCTTTTGTGTTATTTGCTCCAGCAACCCCCGTTGTCAAAGACTTTGACGCAATAGCAGAATTATCTAAAATATCTCCATTAGTCAAACCAAATAAATGCTTACTTTCCATATTAACACCACGAACAAAAGAGTCGCTCTTCCATTCATTGGATAAGCCAGCGCTGTGCTCAACAATCTCTGTGCCAAATTGTCCACGACCATGTGTTGTAACTGGTCCATTTTTCATTACAGTTATACCGTTAATGTCTTCATACTTTGGCTCCGCATATATACGAACAAGACCTGTTGGATAAATCTTTCCATTAAACACTAATTTTGACATATAGTCTTGGTACTCTTGGTTACTACTAATCCAGACATTCCCTACCGCCCCAACAGTTTGCGTTGTGTAGGATATGGTACCATTTAATTCTTCTTTAATAATATTTTTTTCTGCTCCAGGTATATTATACTGAACGGCATCAAATTTAATTATTTCACCATTTGCGTAAAGATATCCGTTATATCTTCCAAGCCAATATACTGCTTCGCCCAAGTCTATTACATTGTTAGTTAGTCTATTTCCAACTACCTCTGGAACTGCAGAGGTTAAATTTGAGTTTAGCGGAATCGCCGCTAAGTTATATGATGATTGATCACTTACCTCATTATTGATTGATCTTATATTCTGATCTCCAGAAACTTCCCATAGAAGGGCTGGTTTATATATCCAATTTTTTGCAGCGACCTCATTATCTATCATTGAGGCTTGCTTAATGCTTCCGTATGATCTTTGGATATATCTTGTGCTATAGTTAATTACCCCATCATTATATACATTCCTATCCTCAGATGAAATGTCTACAATGTTAGTCAAAGAAATATTTTTATTTTTATTCTCAATAACTCCAGAGTCTATAAAGTCGTCAGAACCACGCAAAGTTATGTCTATATCTCTTTGTGATACATCTGGCAACATATAATTTTTACTCATCATAACAAAATTATTATATTCATCAAAAAACATAGCAGTTTGACTAGAAATTGCTAAATCATTTAGTATTTCTGCAACTGTTTTGTCTGGTGGTATATAGAAAAAAGGAATAATTAACTCTTTTTCTCCATTGATCCGCTTAAAAACATAATTAGAAAAGCCTACAGAATCTAACAACAAAGAGATAGCATAACTCAAAGAAACATTGGTCACTAACATTTCTGGTGCCTTTAATGATTCAAAATAAAAGTATAAATCTCTAAGGGTTAAATCTACTTTCCTGTCAGAATGAGAATATGAGGGAAATCCTTCTGAATACATGGTTTTGATGGGTACAAAGTAATCATAACCATCTACATTAACAACAACATCATAAAACTTAATCTGGATGTTTTGAGAAGTATAAGGACTAATTATGCTATTAGTATTATTTTCATTAAATGAATTATTATAATCAAATATATTAATAGTACCAGTTGATGCCAGTAATTGTCCAACTGGCAAGCCACTTGCCCCTAAATCAGAGGCAGTCTTTGATACATCGAAACCAACCACAGTATCTGTAATATCGGCAGAAAGTCTTGGAGAAAGTTCAATAAGATCGAAAGTAGAGTCTACTTTGTTCATTGTATCGACTACAATTCTTAGCCCTTTTATATATTCAAATTCACGGAATATAGATCTTCCATCTGAATCAGATATAAATTTAAATGGGTCTACAAAATTTGTAACAAAATTTGTTAGTCTATCTACTGTTTCTTCTTCTAAAAGCCACCCATATTCTGGCGTAAAAGTTTCCCATGCGCTATTAAACCATATATGATAAACGCCAAGATCTTCTTCATTTTCCTTAATTAAATATGCATATCCGTTTATTGATTTTTCTGGCAGAAAATCTTCATGTGTATATTCTTCAGCACGAACAAAATAATCACGATACTTTTCAGGAACCTTTAGCCCATAAGATAGTTCTACATATCCGTCACTTTTAATAATCGGTGTACCATTTCTTCTTCTACTGCCAGAATTAAAACTAATAATATCCACCCAATTATTATTTTGTAGAGATTGAACTTTCCACTTAACTGGAGTTGTTTTATTTTGCTCTCCATACAAGGGATCTGAAAATGAACCAGAGGAGTTTGAGAAGGGACCCAGGTCAACTGAGCCAACATTTGTTTGCATTTTTATAATGACCCTATTAGATGGTACTGGGTTATCATACACAACAAATGGTGCGGCATCATCTATATACTGCTGCCCGTTCAAAGGCTTGTTTGCTATGCCCCTTAATGTACCACTATCTGTTCTAAAAGATGTCCAATATTTAAAGTTATCATTTTTGTCTGCCATGTAGTATCTGGGGCGATTAGACATGTTTAGATTAGAATGGTGTAGTTTTCTTCCTGGAAAATAAACAGCCTTATTAATTCCAGATCTTGGTCTAAATTTTTTAAAACAATCTTCTAGCGAATACAACATTTTATTTTTTTTATTTTGTGGAAATAAAAACCATGGCTGATCATTGTCTTCTGGACTAACTCCGCCATCTATTATGATATCGGCATCTGTTGCACCAGTATAGAAATTGCCAAGATCATTAACGTCAAAAGTATTTGGAATTATTTTATATTTATCAGATGAGTCTGATGATGGCCTATATCTATAGTTGCCAATTCTGAATATGTTGTTTGCTATATTCATATTCCATTCAGCGATAATGGCGGTTTGAGTTCTTATTGTTGAAGAACTCTCTAAATGTAATTTTAATTCTTCAGCCTGAAACATTATACCTCTTCCAGTGTTACACTTATATTCCAGAAATCAAAATTAGTTCCGCCACGCTTTACAACACTATAATTAAAATCAGAAAAATACATTTGTATTAATTGATTGTATTGTGGTAAATGTGCATATGGATTAGAGTCTTTATTAAAATTAGAATATTTATCATATGCAAGATATACCCAAAAAGGGCCTTGGTGATTTTCATACCAATCTAATATCTCAACTCCTCCTGCTCCACCATCTGTAGTGTATTGCAAATCAGCCCCCGTTGGGCTACCATATCCATTATGTGGAGAAATTCCAGTAGTTGCATTGAAATCTGGAGATGTAAAATATGATCTTGAAGGAAGCATATTCCAAGATGTATTAATAGTTAATTTATCTGCAACATGATATGATCTCATACGACCATTAATCATTCTTTCTCTTGTTTCTATTCTTGTTGGGGTAAAGTCAATAGAACTCCTGTTATCATCTGATAATATTAAAAATTGATCATAAACAGACTGATCAGATTCAGAACCTGGATCTTGACCTATCTCTAGCCCATTTGGTACATAAACACCGTTAATTAGGGTACCAGAATTTTCAGACCAAAGCATTGCCTGCGGTCTTTGATACTTTTTCCTACCAGACATGTATTGAGATGTTGCCATTATATACGTGCTCCCCTAAGTTTCTTTGAATCTACCTGTTTAATCTGTGTCATTACTGCTCTAGCAATTTCATCAGGATTAGCATCAGACTTAACATTTACGTTAATACTATAATTATACACTGAGTCGCCTGACATTTCTCCGCCATTTATTGCCTTCATAGTGTCTAGCCCATACTTTTCAACCGCATATCTGCTCATAACGAATTCACCTGGCGTCAACATTGCTGGAACAATATCACTACCTAATGGCCTTCCACCATTTGCAAAGTATTTTGCCTTAACTATTCCACCAGTTGACATGAAGGTAAGTCCAAAGTCTCCTCCGCCTCCGCCAGAGTTGTTTCCAGTTGATCCGCTATTTCCATTATTACCACCGTTATTGCCACCGTTATTGCCACCAGTATTCCCACTGCTGGTATAAACAGTATGAACATATTGTGTAATATTTTCAGTAATGTTTCTAATTTCATTAATGATATGTGTAGTTGTTACACTTTCTGGTATAGAATTGATGGTAGTTAAAATACTCTGCCAAGATGCGTCTGCTGCGGCTGCTGAATCTTCGGCTGCAGCCAAAGCAATTGCATAATCTTGTGCCAAAGCCTCTACGTCAATTAACTTAGTTATCGTCTCTTCCCACTTTTCAAGAGTCATTCCTGTGCTATCATCTAATGCAATCGCCTCATCAACTATTGATTGCAAGTATGTTTCTTGCGACTCCAACTCTAAGTCTTGTTTTTCTAGTGTAGCCAAAATCTTATTTTGATCTTCTAATTCTATTTTAATCTTATCAACTAATGCTTGTGCATCAGCAATTGCTTTTTCATTTAAAACTCTGGCTTTGTCAAGTTCTACTACTCTTTCTTTTTCTAGTCTAGTTATTTCTGCTTGAGCAGCCTGTAGTTGTTGCTCTAATAACAAACGTGCTGGATCATTTTCTAATCTATATATCTCTTGAGTTATTTGGAATTGACGTTCAGATATTTGCTCTCTTGTCATTCCAGATTCTGCGCCACGAAGTGCACCTAACTCTCTTTGTCTAGCCTGATCAAGCCCAGACATTTGAGCATTAAGCATAGACTCCGATGAACTTGCTCTCATTTCTTGTGCTGCACGGGCAGCAGCAGCAATATCGCCTTGAGACAGGGCATCTGCTAAATCTAATTGCTGTCTTTGGCTATTTGCAATATCTTGATTTATATCACTAACCTTTTGCAAAGCCTCAATTTGCTTGTCATATTTGGTATTAATTTTTTCTGCTAAATTATCCATAATGGCAAGATCATTACTTAACTTACCACTTTCTTTATTTAGTACAGTAATCTTATCATCAAATTGAGTTTTTATTTGCTCTTCTATAGAATCAATCTTATCTTTTTGAGTTTCAATTAATCCATCATATTTGGTATCGACAGCATCTAATGCCTTTTCTAAATTATCTTGAGCCTTTGATAAGTCGTCCTGTGCTGAGGAATATCTTGACTGAATATCTCTTGTCTTTAACTGAACAGCCTGCATTCTTCTTGCGAGTTCTTCTCTTTGCTTTTGAACTCCAGAAAGTGTCTGACCAGCAATATTAGTTGGGACTCCTGGGCCACCAGCAGAAGTAGCAAATCGTGCATTAACTTTTGCTTGCGCTAATTTGCCTACCTGAGTTATATTTCCAGTTAGAGGATTTTTTACAGTTTGAGCACCAAGTTCTCCAACTGTTAAGTTTGAGTATATGCTGCGTTTTGCAGAGAGAACTCTTTCTGCTGCTTCTTTTCCAGCCTGTGCCTTTTCTGCAAGATTTTTTTGCACATAGTCTATCACTATCTTAATATCAGAATTTGCCTTAATAGCATTAAGTCCATCTACAATCTCTTTAAGTCTATCTCTTGCCCCCTCTGCACCACTTTCATAATCTTCCATGGCAGCAATTGCTCCTGATAGTTGCTCTGGATCTCCTATCAAACTAGTTAATGCTCCAGATGAAAGGGTCATTCCTTCTTTAGACATTTTTTCAAAAAACTTTACAACATCTGGTATTTGTTTAATGTTTGCTTGTTGTTGTAAAGCATCTCGTCCGTTTGAGATTAACCCATTAATTCTTTGTCTAATTGAAACCTGCTTTGTTAATTCTGCATTTGTTGTTAATTCTTCCTTAGTTATTTGTCCTATTGCAATTTGCTGAGTCATATACTCATCTTCAAGAATTCTCTGAATTGTTAAATTATCATATCCAGCAGCAACTAACTTTCTATATGCTTGTTCTTGATATTTAATATTATCCAGTGTTCTTTGTTGTGCAACATTAAAGTCTCCAACTATTGCAGCATCAAGTCCTTTTTCATATTTCTTAGCCTGAGAACTTAGAACAGTTTGTCCAACTTTAATGCCTTTTTCTTTTTTACCAGTAAACGGATTAACATTTTTCTTTGTAGCAGTTTTAACATACTTAGCCTGCTCTTTTGGATCCATGCCAGTAACCCAGTCTATGAATTGTCTATTCATATTCATACCCATTAATTGCTGCTCTATACCCATAAATTTATTTTTTACTGACTTAGAGCCTGATTTTGCTAATGCCTTATTTAATTCGCCAAGTCCTCCAGCAGCATTTATTGCTGCATTTCTAACATTCTTTAATCTTGTAAGCAACCATTCA